TGGATCTACTGGTGGAGGTGCCGCTGCTGCCATTGGATCTACTGGCGGTGCGGCAGGTTCTTGTGCAGGTGGAGGTGCCGCTGCTGCCATTGGATCTACTGGCGGTGCGGCAGGTTCTGGTGGGGGTGGAGGAGTGGATGAAACTCCTGGTTCATATCCTAACTTCCCACTTAAATCTGTTCCATTTTCTGCATCATATGATTTTAGAAACTCATTAATGATTGGTCTAGCATCCATTTCATCTAAACCAAGCTCTGCTAATAATTCAAAAGCCTTGTTTAACTTCTTTTCATCAATAACACCAGATATACTATCTACAGCATTATCACCGTTTGTTCCTAAAGGTACTTCACTGGCAAACAATTGTTTTAAACTTTCCATTGCCTGTGCCTGTACTTCCTCATCAGCATTGAATAAATCATCTGTCTCACTAACGATTTGATTTAGATAACGTTCAAAGGTACTAAATTCTTTGACATCCTTCATTGCACTCTTAGCAAGATGTTTGGCACGACTATGACCACCGTGTTCTGCTTTATCACCAGCTTCCTTCTTTTTCTTAGGAGGATCTGGATCAAATGGTGGATCATTGTCATCGTATTTTTTCTCTTTGTCATCTTCCAATATATCATCAGCACCAAGTTCCTTGATAGGTAACTGTGTTTCATCAACTAGTCTGTAGATATAGGGAAATGCGTCTTTAAGTTCTTCATTGAAACTACGCACAGTCAAACGATCAATCCAATCATTTAGTATATCTTCTGGTACATCAACTTTATTATATGCGCTGAAACTTTCTTTAAATTGACTATAATATTTGTTGGTCTGTAGAGCGTGTACTTCTTCTTTAATATTACCAATACGACTGATAACTTTTTCCTGTATAGTACTCATACTCTCACTTACTACAGGACTACGATCAACATAATTTTTAAATACTTTTAGTTTGCTTAGTTCTTCACTAAGTCCTATAACATAGTTACCAATGTCATCAAAGAAACTACCGCCTTCACTCATATGGCGAGCCATTGCTCTTGCACCGTTCAAGTGTTTTATTGGATATAAAAATCTTTCTCCAATAGCATTTTCAACATAAATGTGCTCAATGTGTTGTGTTCTTCCATTTGGGGCATTTAAATTAATGGGCTGTGTGTGCCTTACTATAATTTTTGCTTCCCCTATTTGTTGATAACTGGTCTTTGTGGTACCAAATAGTTTTGATTCATTCATATTGCCTTCCCCAATGGAATGTCTTTTGTCTAAGTTGCTTTGACTTGGGTTTTGTGCGTTAAAATTTAATCCGTGTGTTTGAGCAAATTTTGGTAGTATGGTACGGATAAATCTATCCCACGCTTTATTATCTACCTGCTCACTCCATTGTACGTCTAATCCTGGTCCACCATCGTCATCTTCGTTTAAACTTACGGTGACATTGACCAACTTAACACCACTCTCGTCTACAAAATCAAAGTTAAATTTTCTTGCATCTTGATCTTTTAGTTTTACGCCATCAATTGGCTTATCATCTGCTGTGCTTTTACGTAGGCTGGGAAATCTCGTCTGCAATTGACGACCCAAATCTATAGCGATTCGCTGAAAGTTTGCGCTCATATCATTATTTATTAGAAACCTTGTGAAATGAATATTGGTAGTGGTGCTAAGAAATCTTCCTCAGTATGAACCCCACTGAGGCTTTCAAACACCCTTGGATCCCAATCTGCTACTAGTGTGCTCATTCTACATAGTAATAGTAGGGCACTAACAAGGTCATCGTGATCACCTTCTTTGGCCTTATAGGTAAATCCGTGTGCTACAAATGTTTTAAGTTCAGTGATCATAGGTCTACTGCTAATAGTCATTTGACCTGTTTCAATCAAATGCTTTAATCTAGCACAGGCGCTGATCTTACTATTATGTGTAGTGTTAAATCCTTTACGAAACTTCCTTACGTGGCCCTTACGTATGGGCTCGCTGACCATAAGTCCTGGAAAAGTTTCTTCTCCTACATCACGTATTACTACTAACCCTGCTTCACCTACCGTATTATTCTCTATACTCCAATAGATATTATTACTATTACCATCCATCTTTTCATCAATGTAGGTCAAAATATCCCTAAGGATTTTTATTTGTCCCTGTATAGGAGTAGTATTATGATACCATTCCCCCACCTGTTTAAATGAGGGTAATTCAAATACCACAATTGCACTATAGTTTCCCCCTGTGCCCAAACAAGGATCAAGTGCTACAAGATATAACATTTCTGGATTAATCTTACTGTACCAACGTGTTTGTCCCATTTTAGCAATAGGATCCTTACCTACTAATTCACTTAGTCTAATACTATTGATCAGTGTTTCATCATATACTAAGAATTCACAGCCATATTCACGACGGAATCTTTCTTCACCTATACGTGCTTGTTCTTCTTTGGCCCAGGCTTCATCACGATCTGGATGCTCATTCCAACTACAGGTAAATGGGAAGAAACCATTTGCACCAATGTCAGTCTCATTGCCAAACTCATCAAAATGATTGTTTGCTTCTTTCCATATATTGGCAAATGTATCTTCGTCACTGTTTGGTGTGCTGGTAATAATAGCACGACCACCAGTTGCCAGCGTTGGGCTAATGGATGTCCAAAACTCATCCGCTATATTAGGTTGTACAAACGCAAACTCATCACAATATAGTAAAGATATACTCATACCACGACCAGTGTTATTAGTAGTTGTAGCACTAACAATACGACTACCGTTGTCAAATTCTATACTACCTTTGTTATAGTTAATAACACCACTACGAACAAAGTCAGGGCATAATTCATACGCATATCTAATACGCTGCATAATTTCATATGCACCTGTATACTTATGGGCTGCTATGAGAATTGTTTGATCTGGTATAAACATTGCATACCATAGTAGATAGCAGGCAGCACAAGTAGTTTTGCCCATCTGACGTGGTAGCATATTGACGGTAAATCTATGATTATGATAAGCATACATAAGCCTTTCTTGAAAACTATATGGCTCAAATAATAGTTTACCCTTTACAGGATGTTGAATGTAATAAAAATGTTTACTAAAATGTAAGTAGCCAGTTTCAGGATCACTACAAGATATTAAATGCTGTATTTGATCCTCAGTGTACTTTTCCTTCTTATGTGCTTTTTTGGTTAGTACACCATCAAGCGACTTAGCCATTATCTAGTTTTTATTTCGTGATATAATGCTGTAAGTTTGCCACGTAGATTTTCTGCTAGAGGATTACCACCACCGTTAACTTTAGGCGCTTCACGACCTTTGCTATTCATATCATCACCTGTAGGTATTACTGTATCTACACCACTCATTTCTGGCTGTGGCGAATTGGCATATTCCTCATCCATTTCTGGACCTTTACCTAACATAGGTTTTTGACCTGGCTCTTCATCGTCACCATGCATATCAGGAGCACCATCTGGTCCCATCTCATCACCACCATCTGGGCCATCCATACCTATTAATACGCCTGCTGGACCACCATCTGGACCACCCAAGCCGTCATCACCCTTGCCTTGTAGAATGTTTAGTAGTTCACGAATGCCTTCTGCACCACTGGCATTCATATTAACACTCATTGTAGTTGGGCGATCATCCATACCACCCATTGGGCTCATACCCATCATGCCACATTCTTCTACAGGTTGTTCACTCTCTTTTAGAATTTGACGACCTTGATCTAAATCTGCTATCTTTTTATATAATTTATTAAAATCCATATTAGCGTCCTTTGTTTGACTTAGGTGCTGATGCAGTAGGAGCGCTCTTGGCTAATAATTGATCATTTACACCTTTATATATTGTACCACTATGATTACTTTTTTCTAACTCTTTTAGAAAACTCATCATTTTCTTTTCACCAACTAAATCCTGACCATTAACATCCTCTAAGTTTGGATTGTTTAATAGTGCTGGTGCTTTTGTTCCTATTCTGTTTTTACCTGCTAGAGCCAAATCTTGTTCTATTTGTTCTGCATCAGTTCTAACAATAATATGTCCTGCACTTAATCTTAACATTTCTGCTAGTGCTGCTGATATTTCGTGAGGACTACCAGGATAATTACAGGTTACATCAAAAATATGTACGTGACTGTTTTTAATATTTGGAAATTCTAGTGGAGTTTCTGTTATTGGAGTTCTTTTAGGTGCGCTTATGCTAGTACAATCGTATTTGCTTAATGCAATTTTCATTGCTTCGACTTGATTCTTGGCTACGTCGCCAGCAATTTTTACCTTAAATTGATAGACTTTTTTGCTTTCTGCAAGATATTGTTTAAAAGTACTCATAATTGTTCCAGTATACTATATTTATTTCATATTCTTTAATTTTTCAAGCAGGCTATTGCGATCAGTTACTATGAATCCATCTCCAGGAATGTTTATACCCTTGGCTGCATCTGATTCAGCATCTTGATCTAGTTTAGCCTTTTTAATCTGTAACTCAATCATTTTGAGTTTTTTATCCATCTTGGCTGCTTTAGCATCAATAGCATTCTTAAGCATAGTGCCTGCTACTTCAAAAATACGTCCACTATAACGTGATTCTACATTCATACCCAAATCCATTAAGTCATCATAGGCATTTGTAGCACGTTGTGCTAATTCATCAAATTCACTGTCGCTTAGATCCCCTAAACCCTTGACCTGTGGTAATGCTGCACTGATCTTATCAAACTCAGCAATATCACGCATAAAAGATTCAGGCTTTTCGTGCTGTTTCTTTTCTTCTTTGATAATTTTCTTGTTCTCTGGTAAATTGAGAACTTCTTCAAGTTTTTTTGTCATACCTTATTTATCTTGTTTGGCCGTTATGGAAAATATCTGTTTCATTGAGCACACGAAACTTTATTCCATTGTTCTTACACCAACTAGTAGCAGCGGCCCACTTAGCCTGATTGACCACATATGCTGTAGCCCTTGCTGCATTACGTCCTACCTTTTCCATTACCTGTTGATTTTGTGGTTTAATCTCTATAAGTTCGCTATGCATACGACCAACTTTGTCAACATATTGTATAAAAAAATCTGGTACATAAACAGTTTGTCTATTTGTAACAGGATTACGATAAGGTATTTTTATTGACTCACTAGCCCATCTTTGTATGCTAGGATTATTGTCACAGAAGTTCATAAAAGCCCATTCCCAACTACTACGATATAAAGGATTTTTTAAGCCTACATATTTTTCTGGATTTTTTGGAGTAAATTTACCTTTAGCAAACTTACTCATATAAGAATATTTCTGCTTTCATAAGTATTATCTTTACTACTTGTTTTAAATCCCAGTACACTAGTCTGTATTCTATAATTATTCATTATTTGAGTTATAACTTGGCCTAACTGAACATCTGTTAAAGTTTTTAATCTATCTAATAAAATAAAAACATTTATATTATCTAATCTTGATTGGTTAAGTAGCACAATGCCGGTGCTACGAGCAACTTGTTCATCAAACCCTCTTTTGACGAAAAAACCGACTACAGCATCAATAAGATTACTAGGGAAACTTATTTCCTGATCAAAGTAAGTATTAAAAAACTGTCTTACTTCTTTTTGATCTTTATTTATTTCGACGGGTAAATTAATATTACTCATGGTCCACTATCACTAGGATTAGAAGCAAATGTAGGGCTGGCCACTGTTTTATTTGATGAAGTATTTATTATGGGAAACTGTGTTCCTCTCAGAGCATTTACTCCTGATACTACTGCACCTGCTACAGCACCGGCTGCTAAATTTGTTAACTCTTGTTTTGCACCTTGTTTATTAATGCTTTTACCATTTTGATATGTGTTTATAGCACTTATAGCAGCATCTACTATATTACCACGTTGAAATGCACCTAATGTATCTGCTACACCATCCAATACTCCGCCCGTTCCAAATACACTGGCTGTGCCGCCACCAAATGAACTTAAAGGGCTTGGTGCTTTATCATAATGATCTTGAGCAAATCCTTTTATTTTTCCTGACCTAACACTACCTGAATCATATTTCACTGCTTCAAAATTTAATGTCATTTGGCATTCTGCTGGATTTGAACCTTGATCGCTTGTACTTACTTGATCATGCACAAAACTTGTTATTAAAGGATTTACTAAAGTATAGCTCACATACTCTCTTTTATTAATCTGATACAATGTTATCTCTTTAAAGAAAGGTATAGTTGAATTATTATCAAAACCATGTGGCCCTTTAATAAAATTATATCCATTGTAGGCATTTCTTTTATAAGCACCGCTAACTTCTGCTGTAATAGGGTCAGCATAATAATATTTGTAATAAGATTGCCACATCATATTAACGATATGAGCCCTATCATCTATAAACTTAAATGTCATTGGTCCATAATCATGGGTTAGTTGAACAACTTTCTTTCTATTATATTGATTTAGAGTTTGTGTTTTAATATTAAATCTTGGTAATTCTACTGATCTTACTAGCAATCCTAACTCAGTTCTATGTCTTTGAGTTAATTGTGGCATTAAAACAGCACCAGGATTAATGTCAAAATAAACATGAAATAAAAACTTAGCCTTAGGGGCTAATCTAAAATAGTCGTCAACAAAAGTACGGGCAGCATGTTGCCAATCACCCATTTGTCCTTTTGGACTAAGAATTGCGCTACCTAAACTACTTAGATAAGAATTTATTTTACTTGCCATAATATTATTTATATACTAAAATTAAGTGCTAGTATAATGTTCACCCAATAAAAAAGGGCACAAGGCCCTTTTTTATTTTAAAACTAGTTATGCACCACCAGCAGAACCAGCACCAGTAGATACACCACCGCTGCCAACAACCTTGTTTCTGAGTTGTTGTTGTGGAGTAACTGCACCAACACCGCTACCTTTAGCAATTTGAATACAATTATCAGGTTGTATTGTTAAGTCTATTGTTTGTGGGGCCGCTTCAGCATAACTTAATGATTGCCAGTTAGCTTGTGTAACATAACAACCATAACACTCCCAGGTCTCTAATACATTAGGTTTAAACGCACCGTTACCGCCTTCTGTAATTTCTATTCTCATTAAAAACTTATAATCAGCAGCAGCACCTGCACTTGACTGTTCGAAGAAATCAAACTGTTTCTGCATTTGCTCACCAACAAGTTTGCTTACATTTCCACTTTGATCATCTCTAAGTACAATTGCTATAGCTTGCCATGCTGGTTTACCAGCATAATTAATCTTGCTATTATAAGTTTCAATAACTTGATTTTGGAATTGAACGTTAGGCTTAGCAGCAGTTTGTACCTGCTTGGTCAACTCTGTTGAAGGACTTGTAACACCAAAATTCTCAAACATAATTCTAAAACGATATTTGAGTTTAGGCATTAACATGCCTTGAGTTGGGTTAGTACTGTCGCTTGCTAGAGGTACTGTGAATTTATTTAATGTTGCGATTGCCATAGTTTTTTAGCTCCGTTATTCTTATTTATGCCTTATAGACCAGCGATTTCACCTGTGTTTTTCAATCTCAATGGAATATAAATAAATTCTACTGCTTTAACAGGTTCAATAGCAATATCTAACCACAATTCATTTCTATCAATCCTGCTTGGTGTATTATTTGATTCATCACAAACTACAATGTAATCATACAACGCTCTTTGACCTGTTAACTCTAGCATTAAACTTTCTACTGCACCTTTTAATTCGTCCCTAGTGATCTTATCATTAGGTTCGAAAATATATGGTTTAGCCAATATGTCTAACTGTCTACGTATATACACTACAAGTCTTGCAACATTAATTCTATCCATTGCACTTGCATTCTTAGCACGAGTCTTCTGACCAAAGTTCACTAGGCCAACACCTGTAAAGAATGTAATTGGATTAATCTTAACATCATATAATGTATCACGTGCTCCTGTGTTTAGAGCCACCGTTACAAATTCGCCTTCTTTATCTATATAACCTACACTACTAGCATTAGTAATTCCGCCTCGACGTGTACCTGCTGGTGCAAACCATGGAAAACTTACGCTATCACTTAAGGCAATAGTTCTAAGCATCATATGGCTTGGAGGTACTACAATGTTACGTCCAAAGTTATCACTTGTGAATCCCCATGGATAAAACATACCTAAGTATTCATCATAACTTGCACCACCTTCATCGTTATCCTCAAAGGCTAATCTTAAATTATCGCCCCATGCCTTAAGACTTGTAGCATCTGGAGTTAATCTTGCTGGTGTATCACCAACTATAAATGCTGTTAAGCCTCTGTCATAGTTTAGGTTAATTAATTCGCCAATTAGTTCTGGATATCCTGGGCAAGCAGTTAAGTTAAAGACTCTTGCTTCTTCACGTATATCTCTTGAACTATTAACAACTGCCTGTAGTGATTCAACAATCACTCTACGTTGTGCAATACGTCCAAAGTTGCCAGCACCATTTTGTTGGTTACCACTGACTGTTACCCAACGATGAGGATAATAATTACTCATTATTGGATTATATGGCAATAATGAGCTTGTATCAATTAATGTGATTCGTTTATTTTCATCGTCAATATTAATGTAATTTTGAACAAACTTTTTAACATTAAATCCACTTCTACGCATATTCCATAAAAGCATTCCTTTAGGATAAAGCGTAGGATCTGGAGCATCATGGTCCAAATGATCACTACTTAATAGTTCTTGGATTACACCAGGTTCAGATTTTGATCCACTTGTACTCCATCTTGCATCAGCAAATAAAATCCCTTCTTCACTGCTCTGATCTGTTTTATCAATTAAAACCCATCTAGTAGATATTGGTCCAGATTTTGATAAATCAAATCTATAAATTTGTGGATAATTATCAATATCGCTTGTATCAATCCATAAATCGTTACTTACTAAGTCAGTAACACCATCACTTTGCTTTACAGGTCTTGTAGCACTTACAATTGGTCCATTTTGATCTGTTCCTGTAAATCCGTTAAAGTTTTGATAACCTACCCAGGTAGTACCATTGTGTACCATAATATCGACCTCATCAACGATACTATTATACCATAATGTTTGATCTGCTGTTAGACTTGTTGGGGCTTCATTACTGGCTGTGAATCTTAAAGGTTCCCATAAAGATGCTTTAAAATCAAATACTCCTGTATCAGGATATAAGTTCTTATCTTTATCTGTACTTCCAAAAGAAAATAAATCATACAATAGATTATTTGGATCTTGGAATCTAATTTCGCCGCCTAGTTTATGAATAACTACAACACGATTTTGAGCATCTACTTCTGCACTGACATTAACTAAACCAGCGCTATTTATAGCACCAGCAATAACATCAGCATCATCAGCATCACCATTCAAAGAAACCGAAATAGATACTAAAGATGACCCTACGAAAGAACCTGCAATAGACTCTGAAATACTAAATGTCTTTGAACCGCTACTAAAAAATGTATTAGTAACTTTTGAACTAACTACTTTAGTAGACCCACTTGATCTTTTTCTGAAAAATTTTAATTTAGAAAGATCAGCACTATTAGTACCAAATGCCTGTACATCAAGTTCATCAGGATTATGTTGAATATAAATTGTTCCTGCTGGAATTCCTAAACCGCCTGTTTTATCTAGATCTGTAATTGCTTGAATGTTATTAGAAGATATAGGTGTGCTAAGAACTTCCCAAGACAAACTATCACTATTAAATCTCTTTAGTACAATATTTGCTCCACCAGCACTATTAGTTGATTTTAACCAAACACTTCCTGTTGGTCTAGGATATGGATCTCCTGGAAATCCAGTTGTTGGCTTTTTCCATGCAGGTACTCTAGTATGTGGACTAGATTCATATGATGGTTCGTAAAAAGTACCGCTTGATATGCCTAATGCTGTTAAGGCTGTACTAGTTGGATCTATTGTTATACTTTTAGCATTACCACTTAAATACAATGCTAATCTACCACTTTTGGTTATTCCAGCTCTAATTGTACTACTAAAACTATTAATATCATTAACATAGTCATTTATGTCACCTGAAGCATCCAATGTTATAGTCTCGAGACCGGCAATACTTGGATTAGCATCAAACACCAACGTTAATCCTGCTGCTGCACTTACATTTGCTTTTGAAGATACTTGAATTGGCCAACTATCTTTCCAATCCTGACTTCCTACTAAAACCCAATCACCTTGATTAACGCTGGTACCGTTACCTGGACTCTTATACCAAATAGCATCTGGATCAGCATAATCTGTATCTAAATTCATTAAACTAACAATAGCATAATCACCAACAGCACCTATACTTGATTTAGGAGTATAATCACCACCTGCGTAATCGACGACTTTATTTGTATCAGTGATCGGTGTTAATTTTTTCTTGGTAAAAGTTTGACCTTTACCAGTTCCTTTAGGATCACCATTCCACTCAAATATTCCCCAATCACTCTGTAAAGTGTCTAACCAATGAGTTCCATTGTTAGGGGCTGCTTTTGGTAGCTCTGCTCTAGCATTAATAGCACCTAAGTCTACATCTGCTCTTACAACATATGCTCTATTGCTAACACCTAAGTAACTATACGCGGCGTGTAAGCCATATTCATTCTGCTCACCAGCATGAATAGGATTATTGTTAGCATCAGTTTTAAAACTGGCGATTCCAAAAATCTCTGACAATTCTCGCTGACTTGTAATTAAATATGCTAAACCAGAATTAGCCTTTAGCGTACCAGAAGCAATACCAGTATTGGCTCCGTTAGGTTTGTTTTCTTCTGTTGCTATTACAATTAGTGGTACTGTGCTTGGTGCGGCTGGAGTATAAAAACTCTCGTCAACAACGGTGACTGTTACACCAGGTGAATTAAGTTGTGCCATTGTTAGATTTCTCCTAAATCTTACTCATGTATTTAGCATGATTGAGCAAAAAATGCTCAATTGATTAAGGAGAAATGCTAACTAACTTAGTGCTGAATGTATAAAAGTGACTTTATTATCAGTTCTAAAAGTTATCCGACCCAATACTATACTTTCAATTTGATTATATAAATTGTTTAAACTGCTATTATTATCAATAATAATATCAAACTCTGTACCAATCCATTTCCATTCACTAGGGTGTATGCCTATATCCTGCATATAATTAAATGCCTTTGAATTGCCTTTATTAGCATCTAAGGCAATATCATACCAATCAGGTAATTCGCCTCTCTGTACCCAAACTATAATACCATTAGTATTTTTTATAGCACTGATTTCGTTAGGGAATCTACAATCGCTGATTACTACATTATCCTTACTAGTTCGTAATTTATTTTCTAAACTGGCTATCCATATATCATCATGGAAGTTTTGACGGCATACTTCAGTGCCCCAGTTCTGTAGTACCCATCGTGGTGTAATTTTCATTCCTAATCTATTACTCCACCAAAAGTCTACTTGTTCTCGCCACTCTCTGCTCTCTTTAGTTCGCCCTTCTAATAAATCACGATCCCATCCAAACACTGCTGCCACAGCATCCTTTAGGCTACGGGCAAAACTTTCTCTACGAAATTCATGAAAATTAACAAGATAATCAGCAATAGTGTCCTTACCACTACCAATTAAGCCACAGATACCTACGATCATAGTTTACTCCTTTCTACAATAATAATTTAGTTACAGAGTAAAGTCAAGACTATTTTTAGCCGATGATAAAAGTATAGCCTGTACCACCTGCTACGTAAGTGTCAATCTCTTTTTCTAATTTTTCTAATTCTTCTTTGGCTGCTGTTTTTAGGTCTGCACCGTTAAGGCCACCTGCTCCACCTGGCCCTGCTATTTGACTAAACTTACCACGTGCTTCACCTAACATTAATTTGCAGTTGGCTAGGGCATAATCCTTAAACCACTGACTGGCATAGGTGTCTTGTAATAAGATATAATCTGGTCTATGGTTATAGCCACGAATTAGTACTTGTTCACCTTCACTATAAGGACGCTGTAAAATACGTAAGGTATGTGTAGTTGGTATCCATTGAAACTCAATAAAGGCACCGAACATACGTCCAACTAGTTTTTGATATTGTGCAAACATATCATAAGTAGCAATACCACCTAACATAGTGCTATTCAAAAGATATGTATTAGTGTAGGCCAAGTTAAATGGTTCAAACTGTGTACCACCACTACCACCTGCTGTTCTACTACCTATAGTACGACGAAAAATACTGCGTACCTGTATAATTTCTTTGGGTAATCTATAATCGTTGGTATCTTCTTTAAGTTCTAAAAAGTAATAGGCTTCTTCTACAGCATTAGGACTTTTTTGACGATAGCGACTCAGGGCACGATCAACGGCTAGTTCATAATGATCTGGGTCCAATTCCACATCCACCATACCATCACCCAGCATTAATTTACAATACTTGTATATCTTTTCACGCTCTTGTAGTGTAGTAGTTTCTGACATAGTTGGCTCCTGCTCATTATTTATCTGCTGCTGATAAATACATTATGCCTCGTATAAGCCTATATCGTCCAGAACGCGGTCTTGATTTTAAATTCATAGATCGTCAGATCAGTGAAATGTTCACTGTTGGCGGTACAGACTTTTACTTGCACAAATACCTTGGTGTAAACACGGCTCCAGAAAATGCTACAGCGGATCAACCTCATTATGATGTGTTGAAAGAAACAAATATTCAAGACCTACTGCTATTGGAGAATCGTGATCGTAAGTATGACCCCGATGTTTATAGAATACGAGGTCATTACCAAGTACAAAATTTAGACTTTAACCTCAGTCAATTTGGCCTGTTTATAGATAACGATACCATATTTGCCACTGTACATATTAATGATTGGATACGTACTGTAGGGCGCAAACCTTTAAGCGGTGACGTTTTTGAACTACCCCATCTAAAAGACGAATTTGCTCTAAATGATTATATGCTAGCACTACCACGTTATTTTGTCATTGAGGATGTTAGCAGAGCCAGCGAAGGGTTTAGTCAAACTTGGTGGCCACATTTATATAGATTAAAACTTAAGAAAATAGTGGATAGTCAGACCTTTGCTGATATATTAGATAAACCAGCAGGTGAAAATACTGATCAAACCCTACGTGAATTATTAAGCACTAAGGGTCAGGAACTACAAATAAACAACGCCATACTAGACCAAGCTGAAGCAGATTCACCTGCCAGTGGCTATGAAACTAGACAATTTTTTACCTTAGCCATTGATCAGGAGACTGGATTACCAGTAATTGAAACTGCTGATCAAATGGATGTGGATGCAAGTAATACTAGGATGGATGCTAGTAGAGTTTTTGGCAGAGCAGTTAGACCAGGATATATTGGTCACTTAACTGGTGATGGCTTTCCTCCCAATGGTTATGATTTTGGTCATGGTACCAGTTTTCCTAGCAATGCATATCTTAATGACTACTTTTTGAGAACAGATTTTATGCCAAATAGATTATTTAGGTTTGATGGACAAAGATGGGTTAAATCAGAAGACGCTGTTCGTCATACTCTTACTAATACTAATAATCGTAATACACATAGACTAGGCTTTATTAATAATGAAACAGTTAGCAATATCAATGGTGAACAAATAGTAGAACGTCAGGCGCTAAGTAAAGTATTAAAACCTAAGGCAGATTTGTAATGCAACATTTTTATGACGGGCAAATAAGACGTTATCTCCTACAGACTATACGATTACTCAGCAACTTTGTAATAAAATACGGTGATGGTAGATTAGTTCCTGTACCTGTCATCTACGGTGACATGGATAGACAAGTTGCAAATATTATAAAACAAAATAGTGAAAACAAAGTAAATGGTCCACCAAGAATTGCAGTATACATTTCAGGTCTTGAAATGGACAAAGAAAGATTAGCGGATTCTACTTTTGTAGGTAAAATACACCTACGTGAGAGAGGCGTTGAAAACGGTGAGTATAATAGTAGTCAAGGTGGTAATTATACTGTTGAAAGATTAATGCCAACACCTTATAAACTCAGTGTAAAAGCAGACATTTGGACTGGCAACACTGATCAAAAACTACAAATACTAGAACAAATACTGATGCTGTTTAATCCCAGTCTTGATATACAGACTACAGATAATTTTGTAGATTGGACTAGTCTCAGTGTGGTGTATTTGGATGACGTTCAATTTAGTAGTAGACAAATTCCAGTGGGTCAAGATACACCAATAGATATTGCTACACTAACTTTTAGTATGCCCATATGGATCAGTCCTCCAGCCAAAGTTAAGAAACTGGGTATAGTTAGTCGTATTATAATGAGTATGTTTTCAAGCATTGGGCCTCCTGCTGATGGATATATTGAGGGCATAGGATTAGATCCTAACGAAGGTTTTAGAAATCCTTATGATGAAATTCCCAATCCTATTATTATTGAAACTACGGATTTTGCAATAATTGTCTACGGTAATTGTGCTAAAGTTTTTAGTCCTACAGCAGAAGGTCATAAAAATGATGATATAATGTATACTGAAGAAGCAACTAGTAATGCTGTAAGTTGGAGAGTTATCTTTGGTAAACAAGTTGACACATACACCGCAGGTGAAAGTAAAATATTTTTAACACAGCCAAACGGTATGGATGTGGTAGGAACTATTGCTATAGATCCATTAGATGAAACATGTCTTAATATTAATTGGGATCCAGACACTTATCCTAGTAATACTGATATACCTAGTCCATATAGAACTAATAGTCCTGGAACTTTTGATGCTATTATTGACCCTCAAACCAAAGGACCCAATGCAGGCTTGCCCTCACCTACTGTAGGAACAAGATACTTACTTGTTAATAATATTGGTGGTGGTATTAGAGAAACATTAATTGCTAATAATAACAGTAATAGAATCGATACTAATGTGGACTTTTATCAAGTAAGAGATGTAGAAATTTTTGTAAACGATGTTGCTGTTTCTTTTACTCAACTTGATATAGATGGAAAGTTGGTCATAAGATTAATTAATGATGCGGTAGTTGATGATATTATTACCTATATACTTTATACAGATGAAGATGGACCCGATGCATGGAAAAGTACTGCTGGAGTTGACTTTGTTGCTAACACTAATGATATAATTGAATGGACTGGCTCTACATGGCACGTTATATTTGATAGTATGAAAGAAAAAGATACCATATTCTACCTAACTAACATACATAGTAATGTACAATACAAATGGGATGGAATAAAATGGAGCAAAAGTTTCCACGGAGAATATCGTCGAGGGAGTTGGAGATTAATACTGTAAAGGATAAAATTGTTTGTAGTGGTGCATTATTTTATGCTAAAAATACAAAAAGAATTTTATTACTTCAAAAATCTAATGGTAAACATCAGGGAACATGGAGTTTAGTAGGCGGTACTGCTGAAATAGGGGAAAATCCTTGGCAAAGTTTATTAAGAGAGATCAATGAGGAAATTGGTGATATGCCTGATATCATCAAATCCATTCCATTAGAAACATTTGTCAGCAACGATAAAGTCTTTCATTTTCATACTTTTCTATGTGTGGTTAAAAATGAATTTATACCTATACTAAGCAATGAACATTCTGGATATTGTTGGACTACTATTGATCTAAGTCCTAAACCTTTACATCAAGGATTACGTAGTAGTTTTAGTAATAAACATATAAGAAATAAACTAAAAACTGTTTTTGATGTTTTTAATTTATTTTAAAATCCTACATACTTTTTACGTAAAAATTCTAAATCATATCTTTGCTCATTTAAAACATGAGGCTTTCCTTGCCATGGTTCAGTAGTAGGCCAACAAGTACGCCAATGTTTATCCCATTTCTCTGTTAGATATTCTATATTCATATCACGGGCTTCATCTAACTTTTTCATAACTTCTGGATCATGCCTACGAGTATTACCACCATGAAAGTGATATTCTGTTTTATCACCAGCACCATGATAATAATTTTTACTTAATCCTAATACCTTTTTTACACCGGCATGCATCATACGCATAATATAATCATCATCTTCACAATATGCTGGATACATATTTTCATCGAATAGTCCAAACTTTGCTACTGCGTGATCTCTTAAACAAAACAAATCCCAACTACCAACATTGAAATCTCCTTGGTTAGCATGTATAATTCCAACTTCAGGATCTTCATTTACTTTATCATATATCTCTTGAAGTATTCCGGTGCCAAATGCTACATCATCGTTTACAATAACCCAGTAAGAAGCCATCATATAACATTTAATAATTAAGTTCCAACTTGCTGGAACTCCTAGATTACACGGCATGTGAATTACATGTACGTTTTTAATATAACGACGTTTAATTTTTGCTAGTGCATCTAAATTTTCTGTGATCTCACCTTTACCATTATTATTAATAATGAGAAAGTTTTCTACAGGGAAATCTACACTGGCTAGCAATCTCTCTACCCAATGTGTTGTAAAAACTACTGCTGTACCTATTACTGGAATCATAATTTATTAACCTGCTAAAATGTAATCTTCACCTTTTTTAGTTCTATCGCTTTGGTCTAACATTATATCAAGAATGTTTTTATCTATGTGATTTGGGTGTACGTACCAATCCTCATAATTTCTCCATTCATCTGGTGCAATATCCTTAACCACTAACTTATATCCTTTAGATTGTAAATATCTTCTTGACTCCTCTCTAAGTTCTTTTTTATCAGTGTTATAATAATCATGCTCATACGTTATTACCCTAAACTTAAAATTATCAAAAGGTATTTTCTTTAAAATTTCAAAGGTAACTTCTGGAGGATCACAATCAAGTTGTAAATAATCTATTACTGGACCTAAACTTAATTCTCGAATAATTCTCACATAATCAACTTCCAAAGCATTCTTAATTAGAAATGGAGTTTTTCTATCATTACTAACTTGGCGTTCATCTAAATCAATACTCATACCACGCCAATTAAAGCCTTTTTCTAATAATGCTGTATTATTTCCGTAAAATGGTCTACCTGCACCTACTTCAATAAAAGTTCCATTTCTTTTACCATTTAACATACTAAGAACAAACATATCTTGATATGCTTCACTATAATTTATTTCAATATTTTCAGCACCTTGAAACTTATAACGTAATTTATTATACTTGCTCTTATCATAAGTATCAAATGGTATCTCAATGTAATTACTCATGAATTTTAAATTATTATAAACAATGCGTTTATAATCTTCTGGTAGTTGGTTACTACGCATTAAACTTTTAAATATATTTCTACTCTCATCACAAAGGCCGCAATTCCAACCACTTAAGGCTTTTTGAAATAATAAACTATCTTTACCTAAATATCCAACATCAGTACGTAGTCCATTATTAGCATAATCAGCAACATTTTCACCTATACTGGCTATCATGTAAGTATCATTCCAATGCCCATCATCCTGTTTGTGCTCATAGAATCTACTTAAGTGATAGTATGCTTCTGGTCTATTAGGTAATATTGAAACAGCATGTTGCAATAATCCTTTTACAGTAAAGTTTCTACTTCCTTGTTTCTCAAAACAAATAGCAGCCCTTATTAAACATTCATATTTTAATAGATCAGTATTGGCTCTTTCAGCAGTTCTTAAATAATAACTAACAGCACTGGCCAATTGGCCTATATTATCATACTCTAATGCCATGTTAAAGTTTAACTCTGGATTAACTGGATCTCTTATATAATCAAGGAGAAATGGGTGCATTTTATTTGTTTCAAGCATGATGGTCTATATCCAAAATATTTAAATGTACTACATCAACACTACCTAAAAAATAGTAATTGTTTGACAAAATTAAGTGTAAAATTCTTTCTGCAAAAAAATCATAGAATCTAACTTGTTGATTGCGCCTATATATCTCAGGTAATATTGAAGAATACTGATTGTGAAACTCAAACAAAACTTGAAATAATATTTCACAAATCTTATTAAAAAGATTTCCTTCAGCAATAAACATATGAAAAGGAATAAGATACTTATAAGTTCTTAACTGATCTATCATATCAAAAGTTATAGGTATCTTTCTATCTCCTGCTAATCCATAAAGTAATTGCCAACCTAAATGATTATGGCAATGACTAAAATGATCATATACGTTATCCACATGAGGAGCAAAACCTTTTATAGCAGTAACAATATCTTTAGATTCAGGAACATAAACTCTATTTGGCCTTAACTTAAAATCCTCATCCCAATATATCCTATATTGATTAGTGCCTTTGTATGGATGATCCGTGTTTTTCCAGACCCAATAAAGACCTGTCAAACTTCCAAAATCATTATTCATATGACTAATGTGCTCTTGACCAATATGATCCATTATAAATCCACGACGTTGCATATTTACAATATCAGTGTAATCATAATTAATCGACCCGCACATAACATTGTGTTGGTCATATTGATGTTTTTTTGGTTCTCGGCCCACATAACACAGGCAATATAATCCTAAGTCTTGCATAGTTGTAGTTATCTATGCTAGTATTATATAGATTTTTTTTATTTTGTCAATATCAAGATAGTCTAATGATAGTCAATCTACTACCTGTTGCAGACCCACCATTTACTCTCATTACACTGTTCATGAACCAAATCAAAGTATCATTAGTAGCAAAACTTATAATTTCAGATACGCTGCCTCTTCGACTACTATTGGTTAATATCTGACCATACTTAACATCATTAACATTATTCTTCTTCAACCAAAAATCTGTAGCAGGATAAGTACTTCCCCCGTTAATATCAGTTAAACTATAGTTCAACACTACTAGATATGTGCCAGTAACACTAAAAGTAAACACACCATTAGAAGCCATAGTACCAAAACTTACACCTAAACTCAGTGTTGGTGTAGCACTCCAACTGACGTCACCAGAAGGATTAATATTTTGATCTGCTACTTTTGGATAAATTACCGCAGTAAAGTCAACAGGATTAATCCATTCTATACCAGTACCTGTACTTGCTAACAATTGTCCTGCTATACCAGTAGAATTATTTGCGCTTACTGTGCCTGTTAATACTACATCATCAATAGTAGGTGCGTTTAATGTTTTATTTGTTAATGTTTGAGCAGCAGCCAATGAAACAACTTGACTGGCTATATCGTTTAGACCAGATTGTCCATAAACATATATATCATCTGCATGAATATCTAGTTCAACTCCAATACCGCCTGCTACTTTTAAAGCACCTGTAACTTTATCAGAAGCCACTGTAACTTCATTAATAATTACACTAGCATCTGTAGCTGTTAATGTTATATTTCCGCCACTCTGTAAATTATCCAGTGTAAAATTATCACTGGTTGTTGATATGTTTGGATTGTCAGTTTGTGTTATTAAGTCAATATAATCTACAGCACCAGCAGTATAATTAGGACCTACTCTCACTTTAGCTTGTGGATTTTGAACTACTAAACTATACCCTGTTAGTTCTGTTTCGTCTAATGGATCTATATCATTTATGTACACAGGACCATTTACATAAGCAGCACCACCTACACCAAGTCCTCCAGTAATAACTGCTGCTCCAGTTGTTTTACTTGTACTGGCTGTAGCATCAGTTACTTGCAGTATACCATTTGCTGCCAGAGTAGTAAATGCGCCAGTTGATCTGAATGATAAACCTATCGGTGTACTTTCAACTGCTCCTGCTTCAAGTATTCCAGTTATACTAGTATCACCGCCGATATTAACATCGGCACTAATTCCAACACCGCCAGTAACAATTAAAGTACCTGTACTAATGTCTGTGCTAGGTACATTGCCTTCTAATAATACACGACCATCACCTCTAATTCTTAATCTATCTTCTACATTGTTACTACCTACAGGAGCATAAGTTAACGCCACTTCACTTTGAGCATCTGTAATTAAAGCAATTTGATTTAGACGCCATGCTCCTCTAAGATTGTCATCTTTTAACCATTGTGTACCATCATAGTACAAATTAGTAGTCCAGCTATATTGATTATTAGCAGTGGTACCAATCCTAGTATTAAAATCTGTGGCTAAACTACTAGATATCGTAATATTTGTAGCAGCATTAACGCCAGTCCATGTCAATTCAATATCTGGATCTTTAATAACTGGTTCAATTATAGTCTTATTAGATAGTGTTTGCGTAGTATCTATACCTACAAGCGTAGTTGTATGATCAGGAAGTAATATTTTTTGATTATCACTAGAACTTACAACACTTAATCTAGTTTTAAATACATTTGATAAATCTGAATCTTCGAAAGTAATAGTGGTACCGACATTACTCACAAAGGTCATAGCACCAAGAACAGTACCAGCAGTGGTTGAAATGGGAGTACCACCCATGATTTGGCTTAGAGTAAATGTATCTCTACCATTAGTTGCTGTGATATAATATACAGTACCGCTAGTATTATAACCAGAAATAAGACCAGTTCCACTATTTGACCCACTGATCCTAACTGCATCGTGTACATTGAATACTACTCGGGTAAAAGTTATTGCTCCAGTTACTGAACCAACTGTAGTATTGACGTAGGACCCATCAAAGGTTTCACTTATTACAAACTCAGTGGTACCATTTGTACCTATTATATAATATAAAGTCCCTAAATCGTTGTAATTATCTATAGATCCAGTTCCTGTATTGGCCCCACTTACATAAATCCTATCACCAATATTAAAATTACTGGCTGAACACACTATTAAACCTGATGAACCGATATTAACACTACTTAAATCAAATGAATCACAAGTTATAACACCATTACTACCAATATCCATACCTTGTAAACTAAAACTATTATCAATTAATGAAGGTTCTTTTATTAGTGGCTTACTTAATGTTTTTAATATTGTAGTTTGAGTACCATCTAATGTTAGATAATTAGATAAATCCTGTGTTATTGCTTCTGGACCACTTGGTGTAAATGTGATACTGACTGGATCATTGTTGGTAAAGTTTTCATCACCTAAATCCACCCTCACTGAGGTGACTGTTAAATTGAACCAACCAGTATTATCTGTTATAGTACTAAATGAATATATCTGAAAAAAGTTTGGATCATTCTCTTTTTCAATTTTAATGAAGCCTCTGCGATTAACATTACCATAATCACTAAGACTATTGATAAAATCACTTATATCGTTACCAGATTTATCAGTGCCACTCAATGCCAAACTGGTAGTAGTGCTCATATCAGCACCAAATGCTCTAATAAACTTAATACGACCTGTTGTAGGAGCAGGACTATTAGCATTATCAGTGCTAATTAAGTAATGAAACTTAGTAGCATCTATGCTACTAGGTGGAATCCAACTTACTGTGCCATTTCCATCAGTGCGTAGGATATAATTTGCTGCACCACCTAGAGGAAATACACTAGTTCCAACTACTCCTGTGTCCAACCATAATAATTTTTTGTTAGTTTCACCAAACCAATCTTTAGGTTCAATGTCACTTACATGAATGCTCTTTGAGATGACTGGACTGCCGTTAAGGATCAGACCATCTTCATCGGTGCTTAATAAATGTGCTGGGCCCGTCTGATCTAAATTAATTGGCATTACTCATTATCCCTTACATATTTGCTACTATATTCTGGAAGTCTGCAAAATCTGTTGCTGATGCTACTGCTGACTTGAACGCTGCTAAACTTAATGTTCCTAATGTTCCGTCTGTACCTTGTGGACCTTGTGAACCTTGTGTACCAGTTGAACCAGTTGCACCTGTAGCACCTTGTGGTCCTGGTAAGCCTTGTAATCCTGTGTCACCTGTGGAACCTGTTGTACCCTGTGTACCAGTATTTCCTGTGGCACCTGTTGTACCTTGACTACCTGTTGTACCCTGACTACCTGTTGTACCCTGTGTACCTTGTACGCCCTGAGCACCTGTAAATCCTTGGAAGCCTTGTACACCCTGAGCACCTGTAAATCCTTGGAATCCTTGGAATCCTTGGAATCCTTGGAATCCTTGTATACCTTGACCACCTTGTACACCTTGTACACCCTGTATACCTTGAACGCCTTGTATACCTTGACCACCTTGAGTACCTTGTTGTCCTTGTACACCCTGTACACCCTGTACACCTTGTACACCCTGTCCACCCTGTACACCCTGTACACCCTGACGACCTTGTACACCTTGACCACCTTGTACACCTTGAACGCCTTGTACACCTTGTACACCCTGTACACCTTGACCACCTTGTACACCCTGTACACCTTGACCACCTTGTACACCCTGTACACCCTGTACACCTTGACCACCTTGTACACCTTGTACACCTTGTACACCTTGTACGCCTTGTACACCTTGTACACCCTGTATACCTTGACTACTAATTTGATTCCAATTAGCACTTGGTGGTGGATTATTATTACTTGTATGAGCAGTTATACAAACATAGCTAGTACCATTATAAAACACCATATCATTAACTGCATATGCTGTTGCATTAGTCCATGTACCTTTCCAAGTTACCCCTAATCCTTGTACACCCTGTACGCCTTGTACACCCTGTACGCCTTGTACACCTTGAACGCCTTGTACACCTTGAACACCTTGTACGCCTTGTATACCCTGTCCGCCCTGTACACCTTGTACGCCTTGACCACCTTGTACGCCCTGTACACCTTGTACGCCCTGTACACCTTGTACACCCTGTACACCCTGTACACCCTGTACGCCTTGAACACCTTGACCACCTTGTACACCTTGACGTCCTTGTACACCTTGTATACCTTGAACTCCCTGTACACCCTGTACACCCTGTACGCCTTGAACACCTTGACCACCTTGTACGCCTTGAACACCTTGGACACCTTGTATACCTTGGACACCTTGGACACCTTGGACACCTTGACCACCTTGTACGCCTTGGACACCTTGACGTCCTTGTACGCCCTGTACACCTTGTACGCCTTGGACACCTTGTACGCCCTGAACACCTTGTACACCCTGACCGCCTTGTACGCCCTGTACACCTTGTACACCCTGAACACCTTGTACACCCTGTATACCTTGACTGCTCATTTGACCCCAATAAGCAGATTGATTTGGTGTACCAGTTAGACCGGTAGTAGCAGTAGCAGCACTAGTATGAGCAGTTACACAAATATAAGTAGTACCTTGATAAAATACTAGATCATTCTGAGCATATGCAGTACTGGTACTCCAAGTTCCTCTCCATGTTACTCCAAAACCTTGTACACCTTGTACACCTTGTACACCCTGTACACCTTGTCCACCCTGTACACCTTGTACACCTTGTACACCTTGTACACCTTGTACACCTTGTACACCTTGGATACCCTGAACACCTTGTACACCTTGTACACCTTGTACACCTTGACGTCCTTGTACACCCTGTATACCTTGTACACCCTGTATACCTTGTACGCCCTGAACACCTTGTACACCCTGACCACCTTGTACACCCTGTACACCTTGTACACCTTGTACGCCTTGTACACCCTGTACACCCTGTACGCCTTGTACACCTTGTCCACCCTGTACACCTTGTACACCTTGTACACCTTGTACACCTTGTACACCTTGTATACCTTGTATACCTTGGCTGGTCATTTGGTTCCAATAAGTTGTATTAACTACTAGACTCTGGCCTACACCAGTTGAAGGAGCATTTCCTGAACTAGCAGTCAGATTAATATAGATAAAACTGTTTCCATTATGGAATACTATATCATTAGCATAATAAGTTGTACCAGCAGCATATGTTCCTCTCCATACTGCACTATATCCTTGTACACCTTGAACACCTTGAACGCCTTGAACGCCTTGGACACCTTGTACACCTTGGACACCTTGTACACCCTGACGACCTTGTACACCTTGTACGCCCTGTACACCTTGTACGCCCTGTACACCTTGTATACCTTGACTAGTCATTTGGTTCCAATAAGTATCGTTAACTACAAGAGTTGGACCAAATCCGGTTGATGGAGTTTCTCCTGCGCTTGGTGTAGCATTTTTATAGATATAACTGTTGCCATTGTAGAATACAATATCGTTTGCATAATAAGTTGTACCAGCAGCATATGTTCCTCTCCATACTGCACTATATCCTTGTACACCTTGAACGCCTTGAACGCCTTGAACGCCTTGGACACCTTGTACACCTTGGACACCTTGTACACCCTGACGACCTTGTACACCTTGTACGCCTTGTACACCTTGTACGCCTTGTACACCTTGTATACCTTGACTGGTCATCATATCCCAATAGGTACTATTAATAACTAACGTACCTGCTATGCCAGTAGATGGTGTTTGATTTGAAGTTGGAGTAGCATTCTTATATATGAAACTATGACCAGCATAAAATACTATATCATTAGCATAATATGTTGTACTTGCACTGTAAGTTCCTCTCCATACTGCACTATATCCTTGAACACCCTGTACACCCTGTACACCTTGTATACCTTGAACACCCTGTACACCTTGAATACCTTGTACACCTTGACGGCCTTGTACGCCTTGTACACCCTGTACACCTTGTACACCTTGTATACCCTGTATACCTTGACTGGTCATTTGATCCCAGTAAGTAGTATTAACTACAGGTGGTTGACCACTTGCTGGAGTTTGATTACTTGCGGCAGTATTATTCTTATAAATGTAACTGTTGCCATCATAGAATACAACATCATTAGTAAAGTATGTTGTTCCAGAACTATAAGTTCCTCTCCAAACTAAACTAAATCCTTGAATACCCTGTACACCCTGTACACCTTGTATACCTTGTCCGCCTTGTATACCTTGTACACCTTGACGACCTTGTACACCTTGTACACCCTGTACACCTTGAATACCTTGAATACCTTGGGCACCAGTTAGTTCCCAACGCTCTAAATCTGGATCTGTTTGATATTGAGTAGTGTGTAATTGTGGAGTATAACTTGGTACGTGGAAACTTAAGCCTGTTGGTGTACCTGTACTATTACTAACTGAACCACCACCTTTGGTTAGACTAAGTGTAGCACTTGTTGATGTGCTTGCAGTAACATAGTATACTGTTCCTAGTGTAGCGTTATTTGTGCTATAACTTTGTAAACTACCACCACCAGTATTAGTACCAGTTACAATTATAGGGCTTCCAACTGTTGGTGCTGTAGTTGATGCAAAAGATATACCATTTGAAGTAATCTGAACACTGGATAAGGTTACTGGAGTATAGTCACTTAAACTTACATATGTACTACCACTAAAGATAACCATATCACTGACGCCATATTGATTACCTGGAGCCCATTCACCACGCCACTTAAAGCCTGAACCTTGAATACCTTGACTACCTTGTACGCCTTGTACACCTTGTACGCCTTGTACACCTTGTACGCCTTGTACACCTTGTACACCTTGTACCCCTTGTACACCTTGTACCCCTTGTATACCCTGTACACCTTGTATACCCTGTACACCTTGTATACCCTGTATACCTTGGCTAGTTAGTTGATTCCAATAAGTTGAATTTACAACTAATGAAGCGCCGATACCAGTTGATGGTGCTTGATTTGCTGTAGGTGTTACATTTACAAATATGTAACTGTTACCGTTATGGAAAACTGTATCATTAGCATTATAAGTTGTACCAGCAGAATATGTTCCTCTCCAGACAATACTAAAGCCCTGTATACCTTGTACACCTTGTACGCCTTGTACACCTTGTACGCCTTGTACACCTTGTACACCCTGAACTCCCTGTACACCTTGTATACCTTGACCACCTTGTACACCTTGTACACCCTGTATACCCTGTACACCTTGTACACCTTGTACACCTTGTCTTCCCTGCACACCTTGTACACCTTGTACGCCTTGTACGCCTTGAATGCCCTGTACACCTTGTATACCTTGTACACCTTGTACACCTTGTACACCTTGTACACCTTGTACACCTTGAATACCTTGAATACCTTGACTTGCTATTTGATTCCAATAAGTGGTATTAACTACAAGATTGCTACCAATTCCAGTTGATGGTGCTTGATTTGCTGTAGGTGTTGCATATACAAAAATATAACTTTGTCCATTATAGAATACAATGTCATTGGCATTGTAAGTAGTAGATGCTGAATATGTTCCTCTCCATACTAAACTGAAACCTTGAATACCTTGAACACCCTGGACTCCTTGAACTCCTTGTACACCTTGTACTCCTTGTACACCTTGTACACCCTGTACACCCTGACGACCTTGTACACCTTGTATACCCTGTACACCTTGTACACCTTGTACACCCTGTACGCCCTGTACACCTTGGATACCCTGACCACCTTGGATACCTTGTACACCTTGGATACCTTGTACACCTTGAATACCCTGTACACCCTGGACACCTTGTACACCTTGAACGCCCTGTACACCCTGGACACCTTGTAGACCTTGTATACCCTGGCTGGTCATTTGGTTCCAATAAGTTGTATTAACTACAAGAGTTGGTCCAAATCCAGTTGATGGAGTTTGGGCAGATGCTGGAGTAGTGTTTACATAAATGAAACTTTGTCCATTATAAAATACTACCTCATTTAATTGATATGTAGTACTAGCCGAATAAGTACCTTTCCAAAGAATACTAAATCCTTGGATACCTTGAACGCCTTGTACACCCTGTACACCTTGTACGCCCTGTACACCTTGAATACCTTGACCACCTTGAACGCCTTGTACACCTTGTACACCCTGAACACCCTGTACACCTTGTATACCTTGACCACCTTGTACACCTTGTACACCTTGACGACCTTGTACACCTTGTATACCCTGTACACCTTGAACACCTTGTACACCTTGAACACCTTGTACACCTTGTACGCCCTGTACACCTTGTACACCTTGACCACCCTGGACACCCTGTACGCCTTGAACGCCTTGTACACCCTGTATACCTTGTACACCCTGTACACCTTGACCACCCTGTACACCTTGGATACCTTGTACACCTTGGATACCTTGTACACCTTGGATACCTTGTACACCCTGTACACCTTGTACACCTTGTATACCCTGCTGACCAGCAGGCTGGAACGCTACATTAAGTTTGTCATTATTAGCAGGAGCACTACCCTGCGTGTCAACAAATGTACATGTTAAAGTAAAGAATGTATTTGTAGTATCATATGCTACATTATTAATTACAGCAGCATATCTAGTTGTACTACCATCTGGCTGTAAAGTTATAACGCCATGATATGATCCAGGAGTACCAAACTGGGTGATAGCATTGAAGAAACTATATCTATTTTGACCTAATGCATCTAAAACATCTACATATATTGTCATTCCACCAGCAGTTGTACTGGTCCAACTACGATCTAATCTAATAGTACCTTCTGCTGGATTACTGGTTAGTGTGCTATTCCAATTATATGTAGCAGTATAGCCACCTGGAGTACCTACAATACCCTGTACACCTTGTATACCTTGAACACCTTG